CTTCGCAGCGTTCGTCACCCAGCCGCAGGGCCCGGATGGGCCGCCGATCGCTCCGGCCGTGCCGGACCCGGCCACGGGCAAGCGCGTCGAGAGCTTCGAGCCGGGCATGATCGAGTACCTGAAGCCGGGCGAGGAGATCACCTTCGCCTCGCCGTCGGTGTCAGCGGGCTATCGGGATTACGTCGCGGCCAAGCAGGCTCAAATTGCCACGGGCTTGCAGCTCACCTACGAGCAGTTGACCGGGGATCTTTCGCGCGTGAACTACTCGAGCTACCGCGCCGGGCTGTTGAGCTTCCGCAACGGTATCGAGGGCTTCCGGTGGCTGACCTTCATTCCGATGCTGTGCACGCCGGTGTGGGAACGGTTTCTCACGGTGGCCTACGCGGCCGGCGCGATTCCGGAGCCCGGGCCGTTCCGCGCCGAGTGGACGCCGCCGGGTTTCGGCAGCGTCGATCCGTACAAGGACTCGGTCGCTACGCTCAACCGGCTGCGCACCGGAACGCTGACGTTGCGGCAGGCGATCGCCGAGCAGGGGTACGACCCCGACGCGCAGTTGGAACAGATCGCCGAAATCAACCGCATGCTCGACGAGCGCGGCATCGTGCTCGACTGCGATCCCCGCCGTGTCACGCAGAGCGGCACGCAACAAAAGGAGCTTCAAAATGACCCCAACGAGAGAACGGCTGGAAGCCCAGTTTGAGGCGCTGGCTCCGGCCGATCGCGACGAACGCACGGCGACGCTGACCTGGTACACCGGCGCGTCTGTCCGCCGCTATGACGCGCGCGGCCCCTTCGAGATGCGCTTCTCGATGGAACCGGGCGCGATTCGAATGGGGCGCCTGGCAAGTGGCTCGGCGCCGCTGCTCAACGGGCATCGTGACTTCACTGTTGATGACGTCATCGGCGTGATCGCCCGGGCGTGGGTCGAGAACGGACAGGGCAAAGCGACGGTGCGGTTCTCGAAGCGCGCCGACGTGGATCCGGTCTGGCAGGACGTCCAGGACGGCATCCTGCGCAACGCCTCGATGGGCGTGGCGATTCACGCGGTCGAAGACGTGACGCCACAAGGGGCGACCATGCGCCAGGTGCTGGTGACCGACTGGGAGCCCGAGGAGGTTTCGCTCGTCCCCGTCGGCGCCGACCCCGGCGCGGGATTCAAGTTTGAACGGGCAACTGGCCCACAGGAGCAGAAGATGGATGAAACCATCGTGGAAGCCGGCCTTGCCGGCGCCAAGAGCAATGCCACGGGCGAAGAGGCCCGTGACGAACTCACGATCAATCTCGATGCCGAGCGCCAGGCAGCAGCACTGGCCGAACGCACACGCATCCGGGAGATCGAGAAGGTCGGGCGCACGTTGAATATCGATGCGCGCCTGGTCGCCCAGCACGTCGAGGCGGGCACTTCGATTGAAGAGTTCCGCAAGCTGGCGTTCGACAAGCGGGCTGAAGAGGATGAGCGCAATCCCATCCGCAGCGCGGCCGCCGTGGTCACCCGCGATCAGACCGACACCCGCCGCGCCGGGATCATGGCGGCGCTCCTGCACCGCTACGATCCGGCGGTCTTCCCCTTGAAGGACGACCTCGGCCGCGACTGGGCCGGGCAGACGCTGCTCGATCTGGCGAAGGAGTGCCTCGAAACCTCCGGCACGCGCACCAAGCGGCTGCCGCGCCACGAGATCGCCAAGCTCGCTTTGTCGACCTCCGACTTCCCTGCGATCCTCGCCGACGTGGCCAACAAGACCCTGCGTCAGTCGTATGAGGCTTACCCGCGCACCTTCCTGCCGTTTTCGCGGCGGCGCTCGGCGGTCGACTTCAAGAACATCAACGCCGTGCAGTTGGGCGAAGCGCCGAGCCTGATGAAGGTCAACGAGAAGGGCGAATTCACCCATGGCTCGATCGCCGAATCGAAGGAGACCTACAAGCTCGCCACCTATGGCCGCATCGTTTCGATCACCCGGCAGACGATCATCAACGACGATCTGAGCGCGTTCACCCGGATTCCGGCGGGCTTCGGCGTGGCGGCGGCGACGCTTGAAAGCGATACGGTGTGGGGCATCATCACGTCGAACCCGGCGATGGGTGACGGCGTGGCGCTGTTCCACGCGAACCACGCGAACCTCAACACGGGCACGGGCAGCGCGCTGGCCTTGACGGGCCTGGGCGCGGGCATGGCGGCCATGGCCAAGCAGAAAGGCCTTGATGGCATCACCGTGCTGAACGTGCAGCCGCGCTATCTGGTGGTGCCGGTGGCGCTGCAACTCGCGGCATTCCAGATGATCGCGCCGAACTTGGCGCCCGCGAAATCCGCCGATCTCGTGCCGGACTACATCCGGGCTCTGACGCCGATTGCCGAACCCCGGCTCGACGCGGCGAGCACGACGGCCTGGTATCTGTTCGCCTCGCCGGATCAGATCGACACGATCGAATACGCCTACCTCGAGGGCCAGGACGGCGTGTACATCGAGACGCGCCAAGGCTTCGACGTCGATGGGGTGGAGATCAAAGCGCGGCTCGACTTCGGGGCCAAGGCGATCGACTGGCGCGGGCTCCAAAAGAATGTGGGTGCTTAGGAGGAGTGAACATGAGGAACTACGTGCAGAACGGTGAAACGCTGACGCTCACCGCGCCGTATGCGGTGAGTTCGGGCGGCGGCGCACTGGTGGGCTCCATCTTCGGCGTGGCCGCAACCGATGTGGCGAGCGGCGAAGAGGGCGAGTTCCAGGTGGCGGGCGTCTTCGATCTGACCCGAGAGGCCGGCGCGAGCACCGGCTGGTCGCAGGGCGCCTTGATCTACTGGAACAACACGACGAAGGTGATCACCAAGACCGCGACCGGCAACAAGCTGATCGGCGTCGCTGTGAGGGCGGCGGCCGACGGCGACGCCACGGGCCGTGTGCGGCTGAACGGGGCGTTTATCTCCTGATGGCGTTTACGGTCCGAGTGAGCCGGATGGACGAGGCTTGCCTGCGGGTCTTCGGGCGGGAGGTTCTCTACCTTCCCGAGGTGGGCGGGCAGGCCGCCGTCCAAGCAGTGTTTCAGCCGGCTCGGGAAGCCGAAGACGCCTCGCCCGGCGTCTATGCGGTGCTGTTTGTCCGGCTATCGGACCTGCCTGCGGCGCCCGTGCGCGGCGACGAGGTCGAAATCGAAGGCGTCCGCTACAAGGTCTTCGATATCGAGGCCGACGCCGAGGGCGCCGCCGTGCTCCGGCTGCGCAAGGCCGGCTGACTTCCGGAAAATCTTCCGGAAGTCGGACTTCCGCCAGATCTGGCGGATGTTGGCGACTTGTGGGCAATTGCGCACAAGTTCTCTCAAGACGATCGATGCCCAGCGTCCGTGTCTATCAGAAGAAGCAACTGCGGCTCGATCTGCTGAACTTCCGCCAGCGGCAGATGTACGAACTGGGGAGCGCGGGCGTCGCGGCGGTGAAGGCGCGGCTCGCCGCCGCGCAGGGCCCGGAGGATTCCGCGGCCAAGCCGCTCACCAAGCGCTACGCGATCTGGAAGACCCGCAAGGGTAAAGGCAACCGCCGCAACCTGACCTTCTCGGGCGACCTGCTGCGCAACTTCCAGGTCCGCACGGTCAGCGAGAACCGGGCGAAGGCGAACGTCTCGACCCGGAAGGACCGGATCAAGGCCTGGGCCAACCAGAAGCGCGAGGCCTGGATGGTGTTTTCGCCGAAGAACAAGGCGGCGGTCGTGGAGGCGGCCCGCAAGATGCTGGAGGCGATGAAGCCCCGCCTGCTTGTGGAGCGGGCGCTTGGAGGAAAACAGCGATGATCAATCCGGCGGAACTGGTCGCCAACCTGGTCGCCATGCTGCGCGACATCCCGGAACTGGTCGCAGAGATGGGCGGCGATGAGCAGCGCATCTTCGCCTACCACGATCAATATCCGAAGCGGGCAAGCCTCGCGGCGGCAGTCCACGAGATGCCCGCGCCAGGGATTATGGCGGCTTGGCAAGGGACGCAGCCCTCGAGTTTCGGCGGCGTCGATGTCTGGCGGCACCAGGTGACGCTCTACCTGCGGGCCCGCGAGACGTTTGACGGCGATCCGCCCACCGCGTACTACCGGCTGTTCCGGCTGATCAGTAAGGGTGTGCCGGTATCGGCAGGTGTGCCGATGCTCAACGCCACCGTCCATCCATCTTGCCACCCGATGGACCTACCGCGGATTGACCGGCAGACCGACGCCGAGGGGCTCGACTATTTCGAAGTGCCGCTCAGCTTCATGGAGATGGGAGATGACTGAAACCGTGCTCATGCGCTCGCCCGATGGCGAGGTGCAGGAAGTGGAAGCCACGCCGGCAAAGATCGTGCCGCTCATGGTGCGTGGCTGGCGGCAAGTCACTCAAGAGGAGGTAACGCCTGATGTCCGTCGCGCGGATGCAGGAAATCCAGATCTGCTTCGGTAAGCAGAAGCAGGCCGACATTGCGACCGCCAACACCGGCGTCCAGATGTGGCAGTTGCGGAAGCTGAACGCCGCGCTCGCCAACCCGAAGCTCAATACCGAAAACGACGCCGAGGAGTTCGGCAAGGGCCACGAGTTTCCGACGCAGTCTTTCCAGACTTCCTGGGACGTGAACGGGACGCTCGAGAAATACTTGGGCGCGGAGGTCGGCGCCTGGGCGATGGCGTTCGGCCTTGGGAAAGTAGTCAAGTCGGGCACGACGCCGAACTTCACCTACACCTGCACGCCGCTGTTTCCGGCGTCGGGCGATGCGGCGGAGTTGCCCTACTTCTCCTTCGTCGAGCAGATCCGCCCCGGCGCGGGCGCCGTGGTGGATCGCATGGCCGTGGGCTGCGTGGTCGAAGGCTGGACCATCTCGATCGGCTCGGGACCCGGCCGCGCCAACTCGAAGATCACGGTCGAGTTCGTGGGCTCGGGCAAGACCACGGAACCTTCGGGCATCACCATGCCGGCGGCGACAGTCGAGAAGCTTCTGCCCTCGGCGTCGCTTGCTCTCTCGATAAAACGCGTCAACAAA